TCAGCCTGTTTATCGGATTCAGACCTTACAAGGACCATTCGCACAAGGCCCTGCTCCTGAACTCCAATCACAGCGCCATGGAGTGACCCTTTGTCGCCTTTTGAACCTTCCGGATAAATTGCGTCCAAAGCAGCCTTCTTGCCTAAAAAGGCTGCCGGAACATTCGCCTTGAGATCCTTACTCTGTGGCGCCGTGCCCACGATCCCGACGACACTGCTCGATGGAGAGCGAATCTCCTGAGCTTCGCCGGTGGCCTGATTGATGATGATTCCATGCACATAGAGTGCATCAGTCATATTTCACCTCAAATGATCCATGAAAAATTCTTTTGAGCTTTCCGCGGGCCTGAACTGAAACTGAGAGAGCAGCCCGGATGGCCTTGATTTCCGGCTCAGTAGGTACTCGTCCCGGATCGAGTTCATATTCAAAGGAGGAAAGGGGGATAAACCTGATGTCTGAGAATCCCACCCAGCGAAGCGCCGTGCGAATTGCATAAAGCGTCCCATGCAAGCGGATAAACTCCTGAACTTCATCCTCCAGTTTTTTGGGATCCACGGTATAGGGCAGAAGTGGCTTCAGCGAATACTCCCAGAGTATGGCCTCGCGAATTTCCGGATCCGTTCTAAAGCGGATGCTTTCGATTGGCTCCGGATCAAAGCTCGGATAAAGCTTTCGGAAAATGGGTTCAATCAAGCCGACGTCTCCATTGTGAGATCGAGCGTTGAGATCACGGCATAGCGCTCAGGCTGCACCGGGATATTGCTCACCGGCGAGCGAAGAATGACCGAGCGGACTCCAGTCTGATGGAGCTCTTTGATAATCCAGCTCACAGTGGGAACCCAGCCCAGCCGCTTCTCCGCCTCAAATTTGGCTCGGAAGTTTTTCTCTATCGCGGCCCTGTGGTCCTCTCCAAAGCCCGGCATAAGGGAAATCGTGGCCGCGATGGAAAATGGCGTTGTGAGGGCGGCACGGAATGTCACCGAATCGAGCGCTGGTTTCACGGCTTCCTTTTTAAATGCCTCGGTCAGCGCAGCTATTACTGCCGCCTTAAGATCGGGTGCATCTGAGCTCATGAGCACATGCACAAGAAGTGCTCCCCCTGAGGCCTGAACATAGGCATCCTGCACCGATGCCGAGCGGACATCCTTTCCTGTGCCAAGGGTGGCTTCACCATAAAGAAAGGTCAGGGCCTTATACATGGCCACAGTTCCCGCAGGGGAAGCCAGGTATTTTGTTCCGCGCATGCGATCGCGAAAAGCCTCGTAGCTTTCGCCAGAGCGCAGCTTCCCTTTGAATATGAATTCAAGGTCATTTGACAGCTTGATCAGCTGCGCATAGGCTGCGGCATTGATTTTTTCCGAGATGATCACTCTGAGCAGCGTCATCTCAACAATAAGATGATAGGCAGGGTCAGCCGGCGTCGGCCTGTTAAAACCGGCGATTTTTTCCCGGGCAAGCTCTGTGAAGCGGTCGAGGTTTTCCTCAAGTGACTTCTGAAAGTCCGGGCTTTCTATGATTTTTGGAAGCTGCATGCTATGTTTCCAGTGTGATGTTTTTGGTCTCAAGCTGGAGTGAGACCCTTATCTTCTCGCCCTTTTCCTGACCGATCAGTGCATTGAGCCTTGCTCCTGGAATTGTGGCCTCGATGCTGTCAGAAAGATCGGCTGTGAGATCGAGAACCGATCCCGCCGTTATCGGCTGATCGAGATATTTGAGGTGGTTCACCCCGTACCAACGGAGCATCGGCCTTGAGCCTTTCTGAGTTCTTATGGCCCGCCTCACAGCCTGTCTGATCCAAGGATCGCCCTCGATGAGTTTTCCCGTGAGTTCGTCCATGCCAATCATATGATCCTCCCCTCAAGCAGAGGTCCACCGTTGGGAGTGGTACCTGTGATCACAGCATTTCCGGTAATGTGCTGAACAATTGCCTCTGCCACCTTTTCCCAGGCCTTGTCACCATCGCCATCAGTGGATTTCGCGGCCGAACTGAGGGACGCGGCGAGAACCTTTTCGGAACCTTGAAGCGGCATTTCATCCTCCAAAGGAATCAATTTTTTGAATAATCTCGGGCAACTCAGAGGTCGCCGGAAGAAGCGGCTGTGGTCCCATCATTGTGGACGTTTTGGACTTGCCAATGGATTTCAAGGCGTCAGAAACCGTCTTCACGAGGCCCACCTTGGCCTTGTTAAAAACCTCGAATTTTTCCGTCCAGAATTCCATCCGCGTTCCCTTCACGATCACACGGAGATCATCAGGCCGGCTGATGGTCAGCGCATGGGCCGAATGATCGTAGGACAGCTCAAGACCGTCCGGATATTTTCTGAGCCGGAGCTGAGCATTTTTCGAAGGAGCAGGATGAGCCGATGAATAGAGGCCTGTCAGCACAAAGCCTCCCCCCAATTCCCCGCCCGGCGCCAGGACTAGGACCTGCTCACTAACTTCAGGTGGATCCCAATCGATCGTGTTTCCGGCACGTCGCGCAAAATAGGGAAGCCATGCCGTGAGAAGATTTTCGCCAAGCTTTACCCGCACTCTGGCCGCATCATGATTCACAGCCGAAACTTTTCCTGGCCTCAGAATGTTATTCATTCGTCTGATAAGATCCTGGACAGCAAGCTCGTTATCCATTGACTGCCTCCCCATTAATAGTGGGGTTAAGCACAGGACCAATGGCCGGAATCGGCGGCGCTGGTCTGCCCCTCTCATAATCCATGCGAGCTGAAATCATGAGCACCGCCACACGCTGCGCGCCTGCCATGTCATGGGCGAAGTCCACGTTTATAAAGGAAAGATTCAATACCCGGCGCGAGAGTTCCGTGTTCGACTCAATCGCATGTTCAAGGACTTGCCGCAGCTCGCTGAGTTCCTTCTCAGCGTCACTCTTGACCACAAAGCCGGCCTCGATCTCGACCATGATCTGCCGCGTTTCAAGGCCATTACCTTCTTCCAGAAGGCGGTCCTTGTGAAAAAACATATTTACGCATGGAAGGTCACCTTCCGAGATTCTTTGCACCCTTGCGGAAAAACGCTTCCAGCCCGGAAGGGCATTCGCCAGGGAACGTTCAAATTCAGTTCGGATTGCGATCAGCATTAGAATATTCTTTCAACGCTTCCGCCCTCATGGGGATGTAGATCGATCTCCACCAAACCCATGCCGGACATTTTCAAAGGTTTGAGTACAAAGGTCTCACCGCTGCGAAGGCGCCTTATGACATCGCCCTTCTTAAGGGCAGCTGCATCCTCATCCGAAATCAGGAGTCTAATCACTCTTGTCAGGCGCCCGGGTTCAAACCCTACGGCCTTTTCGTCAAAGTTGGTGAATATAGCGTCAAATCTCAGGCCATCTTTTTCAAATGCTTCAGAGAATTCCGGAGCAATCGACATCAAACCACCTGCATGAGACATGCGGTGTTGGGGTCCTTGCTTACGAGCAATGGAGCACTCTGGATCATGATATAGGTGTGACAGGGATCATCCTGCTCCCAGGACTTCATGAAGTAATCCATGGCCCGGAGCTGAGCTTTTTTGTCCCGAATCTTTCCGTAATAGCGGACGCCACCGACCGACTTGGCTGCCAGAAGGGCTTCACCGGGATCAAAGTATTTTTTCTCTCTTCCGCCATCAAGGTAGGTACCGTAGTGAACGAAGATTTCGAAGTCACCAAACCTTCCCTTGTAGTGAACGGACTCCGCCTGCTGGGTAGGTGTCATGACTAGCGTGATATCCACGCCGCGACGCAGATCACCGGCAGCGACGACTTCCTTATTACGGCGGAAAAGCTCCCAGGCTTTCGAACTCAGATGAAGGTCGGTGGCCTGGCTTTTGTTCATGGATAGATCCGAGATAAGCCGGCTTTTGCCTTCCAAAAAGTCCGTCATCGGAAAATCCGGATTATCCCAGCCCGATTTGAAGTCGGTTTTGAGGCTCTGGAGCGAAACAGTTAGGGCCTTGTCGCGGCCAAAGTCCACATATTCCTGAAAACCCTCGCCAACTACCGTAAGGCCACCCTTTTTAACGATCTCATGGGCCATGACATCCTCGCGATTTTTAAGCCTTTCCTTGAGCCTGCTCACGTCATTGACAACATGAAGGCGCATGCGCTGCTCGGCTGACATCGCGCCGCCGAGATCCTCGCCCGCCATTCGTGTGAGGGGAAGCTCAGGATCATGGATCACCTTTTCCTTAACATAGGCCGGGCGGATGAATTTTGTCCGGTAGCCGCGGTGCCTCATGATTTTACCTTCATGCAAAGGATGCACAAAGGGAGCTACGCCCTCGTTGATATCCTCGACATCGTAGAGGATGACATCCTCTTCGCGCGTCATCACTTCGGTGAAGTAGCGATTTAAAAAGTATTTGGGCTGCTCCCGAACGCGGCGGGCCACGGCCATCAAATGCTCGGTGGAATAAATTGACCTTTGCAAACGTTACTCCTCAAAGAAAATCGAGCGTGCTTCCAGATCCAGCCTGATCTCTTCCTGCTTGTGACTTTCGTGGATTGTCACCCCTGTCAAAAAGAAGTATCCGGTCTTGTAGGCAACAGTCAGCTTGTCCCCGGCCGCTGCATCCACGTTTTCCCCGAGAATTCGGAGCGGTTTCTCGCTGCCATCTGCTTGCCCGCATCATCAAGCTTTCGTGAGAGGACATATTTCCCGGAATCCTTGAGACGTCCTAAAAGTGATCCACGCTTGAGGTTCTGGCCTTTTGCGAGAGTGATCGTTTCAGTCTTTAGCGGAAAGTCACCTGCTATAAGGTCGTGGGGATTATACGAGTCAAAATCACCAAACATGGGTCCACCGTACATCGGATCACCTCACCTGAATTCCAAAAGCAGCTGCCATGCGAAGGTCAGCCTCAAGTTCGTCTGAAGGGGAAATCGTGGTAGGCTTTGATGTTACGCCAGCCACCTTAGCTTCCGATTCCTCAAGAATTGCGATCGATGCTCCCCTTTGCTGGGCACTTTCCTTCAAGATCGCAATAGCGGCGTCAGGCACCGAAACACCATCCAAAATCAGCTTTTGTAGTAATTCCCGGCTGACTCCAGCCGAAGGCAGGTTTTGAATACCGCTGATACGCTCGCGCTCGGCTATCAGTGCCTTCTCTGCACCCAAGCATGCAATTGCTTCGAAGAGTGCTGGATGGCTTGCCTTAATCGATTCCACGGTCATTTCCTGACCAGTATTCAGCGCTTCTGCGCCCATGATTACATTCTCCAATGTTGATATTTCGTCTATCAGCCCGCGTTTCTGGGCTTCTTTTCCCACAAACACAGCCCCATGACCGAAGCGGTCCAGTACAGCCTCCCGATCGACTCCGCGATTGCGCGCAACCTTTTGAACAAAGACTTCAGCCAGGGAGTCAATGACTGCTTGGACGTCTCTGGCGCCTTCTTCGGTGGCCGGATCACGGTTTTTTGCAGGTGACTGGCTTGAGACAAAGCGAATGACGCCGTCCTGAGACTCGGATTTCATAACGGACTGAACGCCGATGCTGCCGAGGATAGCGGAATCAGATGCGAAGATCCGATCGCATGCGCTCGCTATCCAGTAGGCTGCCGACGCGCCCATGCCTCCAACGTAAGCGAAAATGGGTTTTTGCCACCGGGCCTCAAAGATGGCATCGGCCAGCTCCGAGCAGCCGTTTGCCTCGCCGCCCGGGCTGTCGATGTCCAAAATAATGCTTTGAACTTCGGATGATATGAGCATCTGATGGAAATCGCGGCGAAGCACCTCATAGGAGGTGGCGCCACAGTGCTCGGTCATGAGATTTGCGCGTTTGAATAGTGGGCCACGGATCGGAATGATGGCCACTCCGCCCCGAACTGTGGCTTTCTCAACGTTTTTGGGGCGCTCGCCGCGGACCTTTTCAATAGCTTCGAGCTGATCCCTTCGATCAATGACCTCGATCATCGACCGAAGGGCGTCCTCAGTGATGGCCCATTGGGAATTTAGGATGAGATTCAGAGCAAAAGACACGTTCAACCCCGCAGTTAAACACTGCGTAAACGTATCGCAGCACGCATGAACTGTTAATTTTTTTGATGTTACCTTGAGAAACATCACCGGCCTTGACTGACAAAAACTTAGAAAATCTTGTCCACAGAATCATCCTGTTGATTCACGTCGTTGAGTAAAAATCACCCTTCAAGGGCCATAAAGCTAGCCAAACTCCGTTCATCAGCTTAATTCAAAAAGGCGCATAACCATCTCGATCAAGATACGGGCATTCTACTCGCCAGGACGAAAACATTTTATGAGGTGTCTACGAGCATCAACTCCCCCACCAGAACACCTGATGGGTTTATTTCAGAAACCTATCCGAAATCCGATTGAAATCAATGTCGAGACGCAATGAATCAATTCCGGGGAAGTGAATCTTTAGAAGACTTTGCGCTAGGCATGTTCTACCTATGGAGCTGATAAGTGGGGAAGCCGAAGCCTACCTTAGGGTTGATCAACCGAGGTAAGTCTTGTCAATTTGGATCAACATCGCAGCATTCATTGTCGGGATCGTGGCCTTCAGGCCGTGCATGGCCGGTGACGCATCCTATGTAATAGGAAAAAAAGCAGAGAGGGTGGCGGTATCAACCATCCGATACATTATTGAATCTACATCAACCCCACTCGATCTTGAGAAAATCCAGCGCTTGCAATCATGGACACTGAGTACGGATGAGATGCTCTCCTCAACTCAGGTCAAGGGAAAAAGGATTGTGATGAGCTTTGATCTCAAAACGAGTGTTGAGACTGTCTATTTTAATTACACGTGGGCGGCACCTCTGGATTTTCAGAAGTTCATCATCATTGACAAGGATGGTCAGTTCATCGAGACTGATGTGATACGAGCCAATGCGCTCCTGGCCAGCGCGACGTTACCAACAGGTGAATACAGAGTTCTATTTATCGCTGAGCCCAGGATTCTTTCCGATATCAGCCTGCACCTATACGTTATGAATCCTGCTTATATGAGTAGCTCGTATCTTATGGTGTCAAAATTCTATCTGTTTGTGTACGGTGTCGGTGCTGCGTTCATATTTTTTAACTTTATCATGTTCGTCCTGCACCGGCGGTCTTATTTTTTGTATTATGTGGCCTATTCAATCACAATTTTGATTTTGCTGGCAATAGGAAGTGCTGACCTACCACAGGTGAGCAGCATACAGTGGAATTTATGCCTAATTCTGAACTGTGTTTTCACGATTCTCATGAGCTCGACTGTATTGCGCCTCCCAGAGTTTCATCCCAAATTGCTTCGCATGGCTTTTGTTCTATGGGCTATTGCTGTCGTACTCGTCACATGCCGGTACTTGCTGGAATCACAAGTTTCTAGGAATATCGGTCTAGGCTTTGGGATAGTCTGTTATTTCCTCTGCATGTATGCTGCAGTGCGACGTATGCAGGCGGGTTATATTCCGGCGACTTTTTTCGCCTTGGGCTGGGGTGTGATTGCAATTGGCTATTGCCTCAACATGCTTGCCATCTACATGGGGACATTTCGGTTCCTTATATATTCCGGATATGTAGCATATGCAGTCGAGTCAATGCTTTTTGCCGTTGCGCTAGCTTATAGAACCCGCGACTCCGAGCAAAGGGCCGTCCAGGATAAAGTTCATGCCTTATCGCAACTACAGAAAGTCGTTTATTCGCATCAAATGGAACAAATCAAGCAAGGCCGCGAGTTAGAGGAGACCATGCCAACGAGCTCGGGCCATGCCTGCGTAATTTCGTTCGACATTATCGGCAGTTCGAAGATCAAGCATATTCGCTCAAAAGAGTTTTTTCGCAATGTCTTCGCGCGCTGTAACGCCATCATGTCAGAAGGATATGACGGCATAAGTCTGCAGGCCAATGCATACCGGGTAAAGGAGATGGGGGATGGATTTCTCTGCTCCGTAGGTTATCCGTTCAAGTCAATGACTGTAAATCCAGCGAACGAAGCTGTGGACCTGTCCAGGCGATTCGCTCAGGCTTTATCTGAAGAAGCAGAGATTCTCCATTCTGAAATTCCCATAGCTTGCGGCATTGGTATCGCACTTGACACTCTCACAGGCTTTTATCCAGAAGCTGGGACTAAGGAATACGATATCTATGGACCAGCTTTGATTCTAGCAACTCGCTACGAGGGTATGC